TTTGCCAAGCGCAGGCGAATACATGGCCGCTTACCACATCGGTGGCGACACGTTTAAGAACATAAACGCTGCAGTCGCTGAATACACAGCATCAAAGCGCACCGCATTGCAGGCAGCTGCAGGCGACGTGCTCACAACTGACACACCTGGTCTGTTGCCAGTTCCAGTACTTGGGCCATTGGTTCAAGACCTGAACTTCTTGCGTCCAGTAGTCGATGCTGTAGGAGCTCGCGCTTACCCAGACAACGGACAGTCAAAGACCTTTATTCGTCCAACAATTACCACGCACACGAGCGTTGCATCACAATCAGAACTTGGTTCAGCATCAGCAACAACCATGGTGATTGCATCCAACTCAATTAGCAAGACCACACTTGCTGGTCAAGTAACGCTGTCAGTTCAGGACATTGACTTCACTTCACCTGCAGCAATGCAGTTGATCTTGAATGACCTCATGGGCGAATACATGATTGCTTCTGACAACTTGGCTGCAGACAACTTGCTTACCGCAGCAAACTCGTCAGGCGTTTGGGACGGCACCGTAGCCGACTTGCTGAAGTCTGTTTATGACTCGGCAGTTGACATTTCATCAAACCGAAACTGGACACCTACCCACATGTTCGTAAGCCCAGACGTATGGGGTCAACTTGGACAACTTGCCGACACAACTGGCCGTCCAGTATTCCCATTCATCGGCGCTGGCCTCACCGGTCAGAACGCACTTGGTGGCGGTCAGGCATCTTCATGGAACGGCAACCCACTCGGCTTGCAGTTGGTAGTTGACAGCAACTTCGCTGCCAAGACCATGATCATCACTCGCGTTGGTCAAGGTGCAGGCGATGCTTACGAGTTCTACGAATCAATTCGTGGCCTTATGAGCGTTGAACAGCCAGCAGTTTTGGGACGCAACATGTCATTCCATGGTTACGTGTCAACCTTTGCCGCAATCGGCGGAATGATTCGCAAGATCACCCAGGCCTAGTCGAGAGCGGAGCTACCGCTCATGGCTACTTACACAGTTACTAACAAGTACCTGATTGACAACTTTGCCGTACTGCAACTCCTGACCCCATCGGAGATTGCAGTCGGCAGTTCAATCACGGTTGCTGGAGTTGACGCAACATTCAACGGCACTTTCACAGTCCGCGCATTGCCACAGTATTTGTTTGTCGGCATTGATACACAGGGCGATCTGCTTTACGACTATCAGGTGCCGATTGCAGATCAGGTGCTTTACGCCAAGACCGCTGACGATGTATCACGCACCGCCGCGTCTGGCACCGTTGCCAATGACCCTGTTTGCACATGGGTGACGGCCGCGCAAGTCATGTCTTACCTTGGCATCACGATCACCAACCCGTCAGACGATTACACGTTGCTCACGCAATCGGTATCGGCAGGCAACCAGTTTTGCTATCGCAGGCGTCAGGAATCGGGCTACATTGACTCCCTAACGACCTCACCAGGTGGAGATGCAACATTGGGGACCCTGATGTATTGCGCCGCTCTGTGGCGCTCTAGGGGCTCAATAGAGGCAACCTACGCCACGTTTGATGGCATGGGCTCTGCCCCACAGCAAAGCCTGACCCCGATTGTCAAGCAGCTGCTCGGCATCCCTCGTCCAGCGGTTGCCTAATGTCGTACACCGACCTGTTCAACGAAGCAATTGACGATCTTACCGCAACGCTGACCGCGGTCTCTGGACTCCGCGTATCAAATGACCCAACAAAATTAATTCCCAATTCGGTCTATTTAGAAGCCCCAAGTTTCACCACCTTTGCTGGCAACGGCAACATCGTTCGCATGGAGTTCCCCATTAAGGTCATTGGCTCTGGGCCTGCAGGTCTGCCGGTACTTCGATCAATCCTTGGCATTGTCGCAAGCGTGCTTGGCTCGTCAATCATCGTGATGGGTGGCCGTCCGTCAAGCCTTGAAATCGGTGGCGCGTTGTATCCGTGCTACGACCTTGAATGTGCTATCCAAGCCCAGACCGCATAATCCACAACTAAGTAACAGCAATCATCTACTATCAGAACAGAACTTAAGGAGCAATCATGGCATCAGCAACATATCTCTCAAACCCAGTCCTGACCATCAACAGCGTTGATTTGACGGACATGTGCAGCGCAGCAACTTTGACCTATTTGGTTGAGGCTTTGGAAGACACCGCGTTCGGCACCAATTCGCGCACCTACACCGCAGGCCTTGTCAACAACGAAGTGACATTGACAATGTACGCATCGTTTGCAGCGACCGAGACCTACGCAACATTGCAGCCTTTGGTTGGCACAAAAACCATCATCACGCTTAAGCCAACATCAGCTGTGGATTCAGCAACAAACCCAAGGTTTGTTTTGACTGATTGTTACCTTGAGTCTTTGCCAATTATCAACGCATCCCTAGGCGAGTTGTCAACCTATGACATTACGTTTATGGGTGGCTCGTTGACGATTGACGTCACTAACCCGTAATTAGCGGCTCCGAGCCGACATAGGAGAAACATGAAAATCAAGTTGCAGTTAAAGCGCACGCCTGACAGCGCGCCCGAGTATTACTACACAAACCTGTTTGTGGTGACCGAGTGGGAGAGACTCGAGCGCCGCAACATTCAGCAACTATCAACGCAACCGCTTTACAGCGATTACTGCTGTTGGATGCACACCATATTGAAACTTAAAGGCGAGCAAATTGGCGACAGTTGGCGCGAATGGATTAGCAAAAACCCAGAGCTGGAGATCATTCCGGTATTGGATGAGACTGACCCAAACCCTACGGACGCGGCACCTACCGCCGCCAATTAGCAGAGATTTTAGTTGCGGTCGGTTGGTGGCCTAGCAACATTGTGTTTGACGCTCGAGATGTAGCAACTGTCATTAAAGTGCTTAACGAGGCAAACAAGAAAAGAAGGTAGTTATGGCAGTCCAGGCAAACATTGAAGTTGCTGGCATTAAGGACGCCCTAAAGACCCTCAACAAAATTGACAAATCTTTGCGCCGAGAAATTACGAGGGACTACAAGGGCATTGTGCAAAATGTAGTTGACGACGCATATCAGGCCATTCCGTTAAAAGAACCTTTAAGCGGTTGGGCAAGAAAATGGGCTCCAAAAGAATACGAGATATTTCCTTGGAGCAATAACAATCAGGTCAAAGCAATGATCAACACAAAAAAGGTTAAAGAATACGCAGGGCAAAATGTCAACCTTGCAACTTTTGTTGTTAAATGGACAAACCCAGACGCTGGCTTGTTTGACTTCTTAGACAGCGGTGTTATGGGCTCACGTCTTAACGCCAAGTTTGGTCAGCCGTCACGAGTAATGTGGAAAGCATGGGAGCGCAACAAGGACGACGTCAATCAACGCATGACCGACCTAGTGAAGCGCGTCATGGACAAGACTTCTAAGGAGTTGATGTAATGGCTGTA